CAAGTGCAGTATCTCCAGCTGTAGCAGAACCAGAACCAGTAGCAGCTCTTGGTGCAACATGTAGACCAGTTGCTGTTTGACTTGATGTTCCAGCAGATACAGATGTTCTGTAAAGAATCTTGAATTCATTCGTGCTCTCTGCTCCGGCTCCAGACCCAGTTGCGTTTCTTGGAGCTGTGTGCAGGCCAATTGCTTCGTCTCCAGCAGTTGCTCCACCAGAAGCACTCGCCGAACGAAGATTGCTATAGAGGATTGAATTACTGGAACCGCTAGTTCCTGCGCCCGATGCAGTTCTAGGGGCAGTATGTAATCCAAGAGCTTCATCGTTAACTGTCGCCCCACCATCCCCATAGGCAGTTCTAATTTTTCCGTATCTGTAGGATACGAGTGAGTCAGACTGTCCTGATGCAGAACCACTCCTGCGAACACTGTGCAATTGTTCTGATGTTGACGAACCAATTCCAGTAGCGGATATGGTCCTGAGTAATGTATTTTTTTCTTCCGAAGACGACGAGCTGCTTCCTGAAGCATTTGCAGTTCTGAGACTTGAATGAAGAATTAATGCAGTGTCACCTGCAGTTGCGGAACCCGAACCTTGAGCGGTTCTGAGATTTGAATGAACGATTGAGTTATTTGATGTTCCAGAACCGCTAGCCGAAGCAGTTCTAAGGTGTGTATGAATAGCAGAAACAAATGAATCGCCATTTCCTGAACCAGTAACACTTCTTGGTGAAATGATGAGTCGCGTTGCAGATTCACTTGACTGTCCATCTGCAGTTGCTGTTCTTGGTGCGGTGTGCAGGCCAACTGCAGTTGAGCCGCTTATGGCTGAACCGGTAGCCGAAACAACAGCCGTTCTAACTCTTGTTGATGATTCGCTTGACTGGCCAGAACCAGTTGCACCTCTCGGTGCAGTATGAAGACCAATTGCACTATCTCCAGCTGTTGCACCGCCCGATGCACTTGCAGCTCTCAGGAAGGTTATTACTTCACTTAGATTGCTTGAAGAGCCAGTTCCATTTCCTGTTGCACTTCGTGGAGCTGTGTGTAGAACAACAACACTGCCATCTCCGCTAGCAGAAGCAGATGCTTGTCTTGGAGCTGTATGGAGACCAATTGCCTGGTCTCCTGCGGTTGCAGAACCAGAGCCAGTGGCCCCTCGTGGAGAAGTATGTACTGAGACAATGGCGTGGCCAGATGTAGCAGATGCTGAAGCAGTTCGTATTGCCGTATGAAGTTGCGATACGGACGAAGAACCACTTGCTGTAGCGGAGGCAGTCTCCGATACTGTTTTAAATCCTACATAGAACGACGACGTCCCTCGGAATGGCTCCGAAAAACTAATTATCTCTTGTTCATCCATGAGGGGTCACTCCCCTTGTGGATTAGTCGAGTGTCAGTGTAAGAGAGGTAATCTCGAAAGTGTCACCTGCGGTAACTGCAGCGTTTGCCGAAAGAGCACCGTACCAGAGGCAGTTGCCAGCGGTTGAGTTGTCCCACAATGACCAATGTGAGTAGGTCTCTGTTGCAGCAACAAGAGTCCACTCAACAGTTGCTGTTGAAGTCTTTGAGCCGCCAGATGCAGCGCTAAAAGCAACAGTCTTGCGAGTTGTTTCTGTTGCAGGGTTGCTGGTTCCAGATTCGCCTGGGTCTCCAGTGTGGAGCTTGAGATAGGTAGCAGAAGCCGAGTATGCAGAACCCGAACCATCCAAGGTATCGAGTAACTCGTTTTCTAGAAAGTTTGAAATTGTCATGATTGATACCTTTTTGCTAGGGGCCGGTTAATACCGCTTCCCAATAGAATACACCTAAGGAGTAAATTCTATTTGAACAGTTAAGTCGCTTCCTGGATTGAGTGAACCAATAGTGTCAACATCAACCGTGATATAGTCTCCAGTCGTAAGCTCCCTGATATTTGGCGTAGATGTTGACACAAGTGTTTGACCAGCAAAGATTTTTGGTCTGTTTGCTTGTGTTGTGAAAACAGTTGTTCCATTTTTGTTCACATCTATGGTTATGTCTGCGCCAGTGGGGGCTGTACCAACTGACGCTCTTACGTTTCCGAGCGTGATTGGCCCAGGAATGTAGAATTTTGCCCGACCAGTTCCTACGCTCAGGGTCCCTGGAACAGTGAAAATCTGCACTTGGTAAGTGAACTGCTGAACGCCGGGAGCGCGGGTAGTTGTTATTAGAACCCTGTTGGGTGTTTCCGTCGTAATTACTTGGACCACATTTTGGGTCATCGCGTTACCTCTGGGGAAAGAATGAATTGGCCTTGCAGTATTCTGTCCACTTCATTTGTGGGTGAAATTATCTCAATGTCATATACTCCAGATGTCAATATTGTCCTTGTGTCCTCAGCCCTAATGAACAGTGTGATAGTGCCATCTGTAGGGTTTGGGTTCCCCAGGGTAATTCTGTAACTTGAAAGGTTTTCTGTATTTAGTGTTGCCATTGCTGTTGCTGAGTCAACGTATTTTCTGACCTGCATTCTCGCTGTGTAGCCAGTAAGGTCCCAAATTAAAAATTCAGGACAGACTGAAGCTCCATTGCAGCCGTTTACATAATCTGGGTTTGTGTATTGCAGAGTTAGCTGAAGGTCAAAAGTAGACCCCTGCTGACAAGTCATTGCATATGTTCCAGCGACCATTGACATGGTTCTCCTCCAATCATCAACCAAGAAGATTGTAGATGAACAAATCTCTATGGAAGCGTAGTTTTACCTACAGAACCGAAACTGAGTCCTTATTTGACCCAACTTTCTTGAGGCCCATGCTCATGGCAATTGAGGCCGCAACAGCAGTCACGCCAATTTTGAGATTTGCTGAATCAGTGAGTGCGTCGAAGTCAGAACCAGAAGCCACCCAGGCACCAAGAAATGCGGTGACGAATGTCTTTACTGCTTGCTCAACTGCTTGCTTGATAAATGATGCGTTCATTTTCTCTCCTGTTTGTAATCGATTAAGTAGAAGCATGAATATTTTATCACAATACGTTTTTACAAAAACACTTGAAAGCCAACTGGAGTAAAACAATATAAGATTTTCGTAAATTATGAAGAAGCAACACAAACCAACAATTGGCTTCATGACTCATGACTGGGCATGGGGGACGGAGCCACTTGAGCCAAATGGATGCTGTTACTACAGATGCACCCTTCCTTCCAATGAACTGAACAAGCGTGGGTGGTTTACTGCTGTCGGATTCCCTGGTTATGGCGCAGATAAAGGATTTGGGATGTTGATGTCAGACGGTAGGTCTGTTCATGGTTGGGACATAATCGTTTTTAAACTACTCATGCAACGAGAAGTGTTGGAAAAAATGCCGCTCGCTCAAGCAATGGGGCAAAAATTGGTAGTTGATGTCGACGACTGGTTTGATGGTCTTGCCGAGACAAATAGAGCATTTCAAGCAACAGACCCCAAAAAGAATCCGGACAACAACAGGGATATTTACGCACAAATAATAATGCAGGCGGATGCCGTTATTACATCAACGCCATTTCTATTTGATTACTACGCAAAAAAACGCGATAACGTTTTTATGGTAAGAAATGGAATCGATTCAGATAGGTATAATAAACGCTCAGTTAGATACCTTAAAAAATCAAATATTGGATGGGTTGGTGCTACCCACTGGCGCTCCAATGACTTAGAGCAGCTTTCTGGTTTCATGGATGATTATTTAAAATCACGAAATACAAAGTTCCATCATTCTGGACACTCACCATCTGCGCCATCAGTACACGACTTACTAAAGATTGATAAAACAAGATTTACACATTCACCAATGGCGCCAATATCGGCATACCCACGCCTTTTTTCCAATATGGATATCGGGACAATTCCACTAAACAACATACAGTTCAATCACGCAAAATCATTCATAAAAGGACTCGAATACGCTGCCGCAGGGGTCCCATTTATAACCTCATACTCTCCAGAATACGAATTCCTGGTCAGTCAGGGAATTGGAAGAATGGCAAAAACTGATGAAGAATGGGTTTACCACCTAGACGAATTAATGAATCATCAAATGCGCATTGATGAAATGAATGAAAACAGAGAATTGTTAAAAAAATTTGACATGAACGCCAGAGGGGATGACTGGGATGCAACAATGCGCGTCATCTTGGAAAAAATTTAGGTGATTCATGAAAGACATTTCTTTTACATTTGGAATAATTACTGTATACGAAGATAAAAATCGATTAGATGAAATTATAAAAAGCATCCGTGATTTAAAAATTCCCGAATACGAAATACTTTTTGTCGGTGGAGGGGATTCATCTGGAATCGAAGGGGATGACATTGTAAAGATTGACTTTGATGAGTCAATAAAGCCGCGATGGATTACTCGCAAAAAAAACATTCTTGCCCAGAATGCAAAATACGAAAATATAGTAATGATGCACGACTACCACATATTCGACTCGAAATGGTATGAAGAATTTAAGTCATTTGGGGAAGACTGGGAAATATGTTCATGCCCTCAATATTTGATTACTGGGGAAAGAAACCCAATGGATTGGTCGCTATGGGATAAGCCAGGGCACGGGCGCGCCTGGTCGCTTGAATACAACGACTGGACACAAACTCAATACATGTATATATCCGGCGGTTTCTTTATGCTTAAGAAACACGTGATGGTTGAAGAGCCACTTGACGAATCGCGTGGGTGGAACGAGGAAGAGGACGTCGAGTGGTCCATGCGCGTTCGGAATAAATACGTAATGAAGTGCAATGGGAAAAGCATTGTCCGTCACAACAAGTGGCATAGACACGCAGGGCCTAATCCAAATGAAAAGTAACTTTCTTGTCATCTTTGACCTTGATGGGGTTTTGATTGAGTCACGCGACGTTCATTATGATTCACTGAATATTGCCCTAAGCAGAGTTGATGTTAAATACGTAATTTCGGAAGAAGAACACCTGTCCAAATATGACGGCCTTGGGACAACTACAAAGCTAAAAATGTTGACCGAAGAAAAAGGCCTTCCAGAATCAAAGCATCAACAAATCTGGGAAGACAAACAAAAAGCCACTCTAAAAATACTTTCAGATTTCCCCAAGAACTACGTAGCAATTGACATAATGCAGACCCTGAAGGAAAAGGGCTGGCGCATTGCTGTTGCTTCAAATGCCATAAGAGACACGGTCATAACCGCCCTGGATGCAATTGGGGTTCTCAAATACGTCAGTTACATAATGAGCAACGAGGACGTGAGAAATCACAAGCCACACCCAGAAATGTACTGGCAATGCATGGTCTCCCTTGATGCAAGTCCTGCAAATACTATAATTATTGAGGATTCTCATATCGGTAGAGAAGGTGCGCTTAGTTCTGGCGCAAACCTTCATGCAATAAAAAATGCCGCAGACCTTAATAAACAACGGTTAATGCGTTTTGTTGATGAAATAGAAAATAGAGGCAAAAAGCCTGTTGCTTGGAGGAATGAAAAAATGAATGTTTTGATACCAATGGCAGGAGCCGGCTCTAGATTTGCGCAAGCTGGCTACACATTTCCGAAGCCTCTAATTGAAGTCAACGGTAAACCAATGATTCAGGTAGTCGTCGAGAATCTAAACATAGACGCTCATTTTATTTTTCTTGTACAAAAAGAGCACTACGAGAAATACAACTTGAAACAGGTTTTAGGACTCATCAAGCCAGGGTGTGACATCGTTCTGGTTGACGGAATGACAGAGGGCGCCGCATGCACGACCCTACTTGCGTCTGGACTAATAGATAACGATGAACCATTACTGATGGCCAACTCTGACCAGATAGTCGATTGGAATAGCAACGAGTGTTTGTACGCATTTGGTGCGGAAGGCGTTGATGGTGGAATCCTCACATTCAAGGCCACCCACCCAAAGTGGTCATACGCGAAGCTAGGGGATGATGGCCTGGTGGATGAAGTTGCAGAAAAAAACCCAATTTCAGATAATGCAACTGTAGGTATTTACTACTGGAAACATGGTTCTGATTATGTCAAATATGCAAATCAAATGATTGAAAAAGACATTAGAACCAATAATGAGTTTTATGTCTGCCCAGTATTTAATGAAGCCATTCAGGATGGCAAAAAGATTCGAATTAAAGAAGTCCCTAAAATGTGGGGAATTGGAACGCCGGAAGACCTGAATTACTACTTGGAGAACAACAAATGAGCAAGAACAAAAAAGATTATCTAGATATGCAGAATTCTTATTACGACGAATATGCATCGAAGTGGTCGCTGGATTTTAGGGACCCAGTTGTCGGCTCGTATGACGCTCATAACAACTGGTCGGATTATGACAATTTTTTATTCAAGGACTTTGACACTAATGGTCTTATCGCTCTTGAGTACGGATGTGGCCCTGGACGAAACTTGGTCAAGTTTGCAGACAGGTTTGCTCGAGTTGACGGAATTGATATATCTGATGTAAATATAGAAAAAGCCAGAATCAATACAAAAGCAAACAATATTTCAGAGCCACACTTATATGTTACGAGTGGAGATAATCTTTCAGCTATTGCTGATGAATCATACGATGTTGTATTCGCAGTTATATGTTTCCAACACATTTGTGTCCACGAAATTAGATTCAACATCTTGAAGGACATATTCAGAGTTCTAAAGCCGGGCGGCAAGTTGTGTTTCCAGATGGGATACGGCGGAAAGGGTGAAATTCCAACTGCTGATTACTACGACAACAACTATGACGCCGGAAGCACAAACGGACACTCTGACGTAAGCGTGAAGGATGAGCAATCACTTGTTGACGACCTAATAGGGGAAATTGGTTTTACAAACTATAAATCAGACATACGTGACACAGGACCTGGTGATAATCACAAAAACTGGATATGGGTTCAGGTGGAAAAATGATTTATATATCTCACAGGGGCAACCTGCACGGACCCAAACCAGAACTTGAAAATAATCCAAAATACATAGAAGAAGCAATTGAGCGTGGGTTTGATGTTGAGGTTGACTTGTGGGTTAATGAATTTGGAACTTCCCTAGGGCATGACGGTCCGCAATATTCAGTTCCACATCAATGGCTCATTGATAGAACTGACCAAATATGGATTCATTGCAAAAATGCAGAAGCATTAGCTTTTTCCATGCAAAATGATTTGCATTGTTTCTTCCATAACACGGACGACTATACGATTACCAGCAGGGGTTATGTTTGGGCATTTCCTGGGAAAAAAGCAAGTTCAAAGAAATGCATAAAGGTGCTTCCAGAAACATCTTGGTGGGAGATGGATTCTGACTGGAAAATTCAATACTCCGGTGTTTGTTCAGATTTTGTTGCAGAGTTAAACAAACCTAAATACAAACTTTCCGAATCACCAGTACTGAAGCCAATTGATTACGAAAAACATTTTGTTATCGGTACTCCATTGGTTGCATGGAAGTGTGATGCCAAAGAGCACATGAACTGGATGGCCGATAGAGCAGAGATTTGTAGGAAGTTCCCAAACGTTAAATGGTTTGCTTCATTTGAATTAGACAACCGAGGAATAGAACCTTTCCATGAAGTGATTGAAGCACTAAAAGAAGTCAATGGAGATTACTGGACATATTCGATAAATGACATGCAAAAAAAAGTTGATTCCGGCAATAGATGGATTCGCATAGAGACTGGAAGAAACCTAATTAGGGAATTTGCTCAAAGAAAC